AGATACAGAGAATCCATTTAAAACTGGAGAGGGTTGGTGGACAATGGAGTATGTGGTTGAAAACGAAGCTAACAAGTTAATGAGAAATGAAGAAAGATTTCTTCATATCTCAGTTGGCAGGAACGATACCAAAGGACATAACAGAGAGAGAGTTCCATTTAGAACAGAATATAGAATATCTATTTCTGATGCTTATGATGGAAACCTAAAGAATGTTCACATAGATTTGTATGTGAATTACAAAAAACTTATGTCAACCAAAGATACTATCAATATGGATACGCTGATTGATAGGCCTCAAGTAATAGGAAGTCAGATTGTCGAAATTTCTGATGGTATAGAATAGTTAATGACCTTGAAGCAAATTAGGTAATTATCTAACTGCTCTTCTTAATCGGAGAGCAGATAGATACTTATAAAGTATCAATCATAAAAAAACTAATTAAACAAAAAAAAGAAAGGAGTTTTATTATGAACAAAACACAAATGAATAAACTAATAGAAGCAGTAAAGGAAGGACTTAGCGATTTTGCTGATGGACAGGAACTTGTTCCAGCTCCTAATCAAGATGAACTAAGATTTCCAGAATGCCCAACATGGAACACAAAAGGAAAAGGTTATTACAATTTCCACATTGTGTATTGGACAAGCCGAGATTCTTATGCGAATCATGGCTCTGATAGAGTTTCCATGCCATCTAAAGATAGATGGGCTACTTTTCAAGTTACCCATGAGATGGGTGTTGGAGAAGTTACAAAGACTAGCACTGTAACTATAAAAGATAAAGTTATCAATATCACAACTACTGTAACAGTTGATAATGGCACATATAGTAATAGTGTTGGAATGTATATGCACCAAGTTGAAATGACTGAAATTTGGTCAAAGACAGATTGGTACACTCTATTTGTTAATGCAATAACAAGAGGAGTTTAACAATGGAAAACAAAAACAACGAAACGAAGCTAAGACTTGAATTAGATATTCAAGCTGTTAGCTTCTTAAAGAATCAGCTTGGTGGTTACAGCTATGTAAGATATTCAAGAACTGATTTGCTTAATGATGATTCTATATTGACTGGAGCTAGTGTGTTAAATGATGCAAACTACTTCAACAATCCAGATGAAGTCATTCGTTATTTCGAAAAGGCTAGACATTACTCTGATGAAGTTACTATTGCTTCATTCATTGATTATGTGAAAGACCTTCTTGAAAATGGAGATACAGATGGAGCTAATCCAAAAGTCGTTGACAGTTGGTTGACTGATTATGAAATCAGATTCGCTACTGATACAACAATGGATTTAGATGATGTCCTTGAAGGACTTAAATCTGATTTAACTCTATACGAGTAACTATCTAACTGCTCTTGTGCAATTAGCAATACTATCCAACTAATCCTTAAATCGAAACGAAATCGAAACAGTAGGGTTGAGAAGTTCAGTGAAACACGAGAGCAGATAGATACTTATAAGGAGTATCAAACTAAATAACAGAAAGGAGATTTATGAAATACTTATTTCATGAAACTTTTACGATTGACTTTACAATCGAAGCTGACTCTTATCAGAAAGCTTACGCATTGTATATGAAATTGGGTGATAAGAATATCAAACTTGGTTATTCAGATTGGAAGGGAGTTGAACATATTGAGTTTGACCCAGAAAACCAACCTAAATCAAAGTACTATGTTTGGTCTCGTGAAGATACTGAAACACCAAAGTTGATTAGGGCTCAGTTCTTTGGAAACGAAGAAGAAGAGTAGTTATCGCAGAGCTCTGAATAACTCAGAGCTCAACGATAATTATTTGTAATACTCAAAGAGTATAATAATTGTCAACTAAACAATGGAAGGAGTAGTTTTGAGAGAAATTACAAATTTTTATACCGATAACAATTTAGGAATGTCAGATGATGATAGTTCAATAGGACATATCACTCTGAATCTTGAATCTAATCGGTTTGTTCGTTGTGTTAAATGCTGGAGACTTTTCTTTAGTGGAGCCTTAGTTCTCCAAAGAAGGAAAGATGGACACGCTCTTAAGTGGAGCTTGTATTGTCCTAAAGGCACGAAACATATTGAGACCACTGATGACTACCAGAAATACTTAGTAGAAATACAATCAGTAGAGTTAGGTATAGATTATACAGTATCTCAAATATCAAAGATGGCTGAAGAGTGGAAGAGACATAAATCCAGAAGAGGAGAATTGTCTTCAACTGAAACTGTTCAAGTTACTGAAGAGAATGTAGCTGAAGGGCTTGTCTCTCAGAAATCTTTGAACGAAGTTCACGAATATAAAATTCGTAAGCAACAACGAGTAGTGGAAAAGATTGAATCCCAAAAGGAAGAAGCTCTTAAAGAACTATCTGATGAATACATGGATAAGTTCAAAGAGACTGAAGCCGAATTTGACAAGAAGCAAAAGCCGATTGTCAAAAGGATTGATAAGCTTCAAGCTAAAATAAAAGAAGACTAATCTTTAGCTACTGACAAAAGAGTTCATCTATTAGGAGATGATGTGGACTGGCAACAGCTCACAACCACACTCTTATATGTCAGTAGCTTGAGTGGCTTGGTTAGAGAATGAAGAGTCTCACAAGGGTTTTTTAGTATTTTACCTTTTGCTTCAGTTGAGCTACTCAAGCTATTGATATAGCAAAGTATAAAAAATATAACAGGAAGGAGTATCTATGATTTGTAATCATAGTTATTTGAATAAAGATTCAACTGTTTTCGTTGATAAAGATACAGACAATGTGTTCTGTTTTGAGTGTCGTAAGCATCTAGGAGATGTTGATGACTTCTCTCCAGACCATGATGGAGCTGGTCATTATGAATGAAGCAGAAGCAATCTACTTACTAACCTTTATGGCTAAGTGGTTATTTTTACCCTTGTTCATTGCAGGTTATATAGGAGAGAAGATTGATGAATACTTGGAAAGTAAAAGAGACCCATTCGATTGGGAAACTCGACTTCAGAATGGAGAAGAGCTTCGTGGTGGAGTCGATGGAAACTTATTCAAGTTTGACAATTAACTCAACAGGTTAAGCATTGTGCTTAACCTAGTGGGGAGAAGCTGGAATGCCCTACCAGTCTTAAGGTCGTACTAATAAATCATTATTAAATCCTTAAGAGCTCTCCACTAGGTTAGGCATAACACCCTAACATTCACTAAATAAAACAATGAAAGGAGTTCAAAAATGAACTTAATAGAAAGTGAAACACAAACAGGAACAGTCAATACTGCATTGCATAGAGTAGGTAAAACTACTGGCAATGTAATGACTGCTCAAGAAGCAATCGAGACAGCAGGTCTTGATTGGAAAGTAAAGTTGGAAGACATATACTTTAGGAGTAGAGCAAAAAATAGAGAGTTCGAAACTCAAGTACAAGTTGAAGACAACTTTGCAGTAGTAAGACAAGACAAGATGAAAGCTCTTGGTGTTGTTGGTAAAAGATATACACCAATTCAAAACCAAGAAGCATTTCAGTTTATGGATAACATCGTGGACAGTGGAGAAGCGAAGTATGAAATAGCTGGAGAGCTACATGGTGGAAAGCTTATTTATATCATGATGAATATAGATAAAGCTCTTCCTATTGAGAAGGATACTATCTTGCCTTATATGCTGTTGACCAACTCTCACAATGGAAGCTCTTCATTACAAGTGATGATGTTACCAGTGAGATTGTCGTGTTCTAATATGATTAGATACAACATGGCAGGAGATTATGAGAGAAGCTTTAGAGTTTCTCATACTAAATCTGCAACGGCAAAAATAAATGATGCAAGACTTGCATTAGGTATTGCAGAAAGATTCTTTGATGAGTTTGCAAAAGATGTAAACTTATTAATAGAACAGGAAATTGACAATGCTAAATTCTGGGCAATGGTAAAATCAATAGTTCCAGAGCCACAAGAACTAGAGAAGGGAGCTTCTGAAGATATGAAGAAGACCTATGAACGACAAATGAAAAATCGTGATAGGACTCTTTCTCGCATTGGAGAGTACTGGTCTAAAGAGTCTGGCTACTTTGGAGCTAACAAGTGGACTGCACTTAATGCTGTTAACTCTTATGAGCTATGGTCTAAGCCAACTGGCAAAGATGAAAGAGCTCGTTATGAGAGACAAGCAACAAGTGTTCTTAAACAAGACAGCTTGTTAACTACAAAAGCTCGACAAGAATTGGAGAGAATATAAATGATAACTGACATGAAGCTCATGTCTGTTAAAGAGATTGCACAGTTGCTCGGTGTTGACCGAGCTTCTGTTGCAACTTGGAAACATCAAGATAGATTACCTAAACCAGAATGGTTAGTTTCTGGTGGTATTCCTATTTGGACAGAGCAAACAATAAAAGATTGGGCAAAGTCTGATGACTTTGTTCAAGCTAGAATAAACAAACGAGCTCAAACAAGATTGAGCAAGTAGAAGGGAGTAGTAATGACACGAACTGCACATTGGTTTCGTGGAGAGAAGATTCCAGATAAAGTTAAATCAAAACATGACATGGTGTCTTGGGCATTACAACGACATAGAGAAGGAGAGCCAATCTCTAATGGAGAGTTCATTTATGATTTGAACTATTCCAGATTCGGCTCATCTATCTTTAATCTTAGGAAAGCTGGTTGGGATATTGAAACAGTCCGAAGTAAAAAACAAGGACTAGCATTCTATTATCTCAAGGAGCTCCCTACTGAAAGAGATTATCGTGATGCTCCACAATTAAGTTTGGTGGAAAATGAATAGACACCAAAGAAGAAAACAAAAATCCAAGAAGAATGGAAGATGGTCATATAGTTACCCTCGACCATTCACTAGGTAGGAAGGATAACATGAGTAAAGATAAACTTATAGTTGCTCAGACAGCATTCAAAGGAGCTATTGAATTAGCTACTGCTGGAAAGATTGGTATGGAACATATCATTCCAACAGCAAAGAAGTTTGCTGATGAGATTTGGAAAGAGTATGGCATTGCTCCAGAAGCAAGTTATACATATCCAAAGTCAAATGTGAGCAAACCATCTGGGTCTGGTGGAGAAGCAACTGCTAAGCAATTAGGATTCATCAACAAACTTGTTGGAGAAGTTACTAAGCAAGATGCAGACAAAGCTAACACCAAGATAAGTGATGGCTTAACTGGTATCGGTGCATCGGAATTAATAAAAGATTTGCTTCAAGCAAAAGAAGATGCAAAGAATACACCAGCAAGTGATTCTCTTGAAGCTCCATTTTAAAAATGGTTGACTACATAAAGTCAGATGTATATTTCAGTATTGTGCCAGAGTGGGTAATTGATTCTCCCATTTCGGCACAAGCTGTAAGAGTCTATGCTCTTCTTTGTCGATATGCTGACAAAGATGATGGAACTTGTTTTCCAAGCATAAGCACTCTTGCATCTCGAATTAATGTATCTGATTCTACAATCAAGAGAGCACTTAAAGAACTAAAAAGTATCGGTGCTATAAAATCTGAGAAGAGATTTGATAAAGCTACTGGAGAGCAAACTTCAAATCTTTATACAGTTTATAGAAGCAGTAGGGTCATAGATGACCGACCCCATGTCAAAGATGACACTAGCCCTAGTTCATCAGAGACATACAAACTAGAGTCATCTAACCAAAGTAATATATTGGAAGATAGAAAAAAGCTATGGAGAGCTCTTACTGAAGCTATTGGATATGAGCCGACCACTCAAGTTGAAAGAGGTGGTTGGAATAAATGTATCAAAGAGCTTCGTGAAGCTGGAGTAACAGCAGAAGAAATTCCTAACAGAGTGGAAACATATAAGAAGCTGTTTGTAGGTATGACCTTGACTCCATTTGCTTTGGTCAAACATTGGTCTTTACTTTCCGATGTAGAAGAGAAGAAGCCAAAGAAGCATGACTGCAAAGTTGATGGTCATGAGTTTAGAGATACTGGCTATACTGGATATGATTTACATATCTGCATCTTTTGCCAAGAAGAGAAAAGACCAGATGTTGTTAATTAATTAATTAATGATGAGAGACATTAAGGGTTGAGAATAGAGTCGGAAGAGAACTCCGAACAGGTTGGATACTCCTTTCGGTCAACTGATGATATATTTTATAGTTGATTTATGGGTTACCTTGTTGAACACTCAACCCAGTCTCCAACAATTGAGTCCGAGTTGCTTTAATCTCCGAAGCTGTATCCAAAGTTCTTTAGGACTTCAACACAAATGTTTTCAATGTCATCTAATTCAAATGAAACTATTCCATTAGTTGAGTTGTCTGGCATTGAGACTTGAATGAATGGTTTACTCTTACCACCGATTGCATTGTGAGCTGTATCAGATTGAGCTTTGCATTTATAAAACAAAGTAGCAACTGGTTGAACTTGCTTACCAGCTTTAACCTCAACTCTAAATCCAGCAGACCAATTTTCTTCATGAGCATCTGCTCCATAAAATTTATTGTTAGGAATCTTTAACTTCTTTCGAACTAGGTTTTGCTTTCTTCGACCTTTGTTCCTACTTCTTCTGTTGATACAAGTTCTACATTTGCATTTATGTTTTTCGAGTTTCGAATATTTACATTTACCATGTTGATTCCTTAATGAGTTTGGTTGACTGAGACTTTTACTATGACTTGTCTTTCTTGCTTTGTATTCTGCAAAGGATTCTTTTTCTGCATTCCAGAAATCATCACTCATTATGGATTCCTTAAAAGCCCAATGTATATGGGATATTCATTCTGGACAACAATGTATGAATGATTTTTACTGCTCTTAGAATGGCTCTGAAGGGCTAGTTCTGATGCAAATATAGCCATATCACTGGTTATCGGATTGAATTATAAGAAAGTTGTTATGAACATTATCATCTTTATAAAACTCTTTACAAAAACTACACCAGTATTTTTCTTCCTTACTTTTCCAAACAAGTTCTTCTTTGCAAACACACATGAACTTTGGATTAACTATATAAAACATCTTCATTCTTCTTCTACTAGATATTTTGGCTTTACTTCCAGCTCTACAATATTATTAGTTAGATATACTTGGAATATATCAGCTTCCCCTGTTATTTTTTTAAGAGTTTCTTTTGCTATTTGCAATCTTTCTTCATCTGTTTGTCCTTGAATCAAAGGTATCCAAAAGAGTGCTTTTACTTGTAGCATATCATATACCACAATAACCCTCACACTCATCATCAAACTTTTCTTCTACCATCGCTGGATACAACATATCAATATCTTTGGCTTTGAACTTATACCACTGATTACCTTCTGAATCTTTCCAAGCTAAAATCATTATTCTTCTAATCCTTCTTCATTCTTTTGTTGGCACACCCATAACAAATTTTATGTAAATCCTTTAAGCACTGAAGCATCAACGCATCTGTTCCACTATGTACAATTTTTTCTTTTGTATCACAATATTTACACATCAATCCCCCCAACAATGTTTACTTGAGTTCCAATGATACCAACCATTGCCATATTTGTTTTGAGTGTCGTTATATACTAACCAACTTGCAACAGCAGTTGAGACCTTTGGGTTATATCTTGAGCTTGTTATATTCAACTTTGGTTTTAACCAAGCCCAAGTGTTGTCATTGAATTGCCAAAGACCAACATCAAAAGTTCCATCTTTATTTTTACCAACAGCTTTTTCTTTACCTCGACTTTCACAATATACAATCAGCATGGCTCTAGCAACATCTTCTTCTTTGAAGTACTCCTCTATTAAGGGTTGCCAACGAGAGACCGATTCAAGCTTGGTCTCAACAACTTGACAAGCGATATAGTTTTCTATATCAGCTGGGTGTGGATAAGTTGCTAGTATGCAACTCATCAAAGGGCTCAAAATTAATTTTATCATGATAATCCTCTACTGGACTAACCTTCATTATACCAATGGGCATTCTATGAGTGGTCATCTCTTCAGAATCTGTATCAAGCACAAGCAACTTTGCTTCCACACCATCATTCTCGATAGCAACTATTTTCTTCATGACCTAATTATAAATCTAAAATTGGAAATCATTAAAGTATTCTTAAATTATCCCACCCTAGAGAGCTCACTGTGAATGTTAAGATTCCATGTGTAGTTGTAAGCCCACTTCTTGCTTCTAATTCTTTTGAAGTATCTAACGATGGAGATTGAAACCAAGTCTTTCCTCGTTCTGTTAAAACTCTCAAGTGATGATAATGCCCAGTGCAAAGAATGTCGCATGACCCTATGGGAAGTCTTGCCATTGATTGATTAGACCACCAACCCATAATTTTCTTTTCTATGTTAGCTCCCCCAGAAGTTAAATGACCATGATAAAAACCTAGTCTTAATCCTTTGGCTTCAAGAACTAAATAGAAATCATCTGGAACAACTACCTTTACATGACTATAAGCTTCTCTGCCTTCAATAATCTCTCCAATGATTTGAAAGATTGCTGTATCAGAGCCATCAAGTCTGCTTGTTGTTATGCTTCCTTTACCACTTCTGTATTCAGAATGGTTACCGATAACTGAGCCAATAACAATTTTTGGTGCTAAAGGTAACAGGCCATCTAGTATCTCAACTATCATGCTTCGAGCTAAGTGTTCTTGCTCAGTTCTTGTGTATTCGATATTGAAGGGTTGATGGTCGAAGTAGCCAAAACAATTTTCGATTAAATCCCCAACTCCGATGATATATATTTCATCTACTATCTGACCCATCTTCTTTAATTCTTTAATATTATTTTTTGCTTTGATGATTCCATTACGAATGTGGTCAACAGTCTCATCAGCTCCCCAATCAGAGTTGTATTCTCGTTTACCGAACTGCCAATCTGCACAAATAAAGAAATAAGCTAACTCTCCAGTGTCTTTAGATACTTTAACTGGCTTCTTCTTCTTGATTTGAGCTAAGGTCTCTTTGAAAAACTTATCATGCTTTGGTTTTTTTCGTTTGATGGTTGCCTTAAAAGCATACATATCAGCAACAGTTCCACCCTTGAGTTGAGTTTGCCAAGTAGAAAACTTAATTGATTCTTCAACAATGAAAAATTCTTCGCTAGGAAATCCCCATTCATCTAATAATGAATTGAACTTAAAGGATTCTTCTTGCTGAACATGAGTAACTTCTCCAGTATTAGATTCATTATCCCAAGTTCTTTGTGGCTTCCAACCAGATGGAAAATAATTATTACCAAGCTCTTCGTTGTGCTTGACCTCTTGTTTATTCTTTACAAGTTTTTTAGATTCAGATTCTTCTTTTGTCATAAAAATCTCTCTCGAACATTTGTTCTTATTGTACTAATATATAATTATTGATTTGTAATTTAGAAAAAAACTAAGATAGGTATATGACAGAACAAGATAATGAAGGCTTTCTCGCTAGGAACTTCGGATTAACGAAATCCAAAAAGAAGAACAAGTTCCTTGATGAAGAGACATGGATAAAACTTATTAGGGCTTTAGAGAATGGAGCATACATTGAAGATGCTTGTGCCTTCGCAGGAATTAACTCATCAACCTTTAGAAGATGGAGACAGAGAGCCCTCGAAGAGAAAGATGAATACTTTATTGAACAATGGCAGAGAATCATAGATGCTGAAGCTCGGTTTAAAGTTAATACTTTGATTCGCATTAATGAACTAGGGCAAACCAATGGAAACCTATTAATGAAACTCTTATCGGTTAAGTATCCTATGCAGTTTGGAGAGAAGAGCTCCCTACAAGTTACTAATGTTGAAGAAGTAGTTGTTGATATGAGCTGGGCAGATGGAGAGCCTTATTCAGACTTTCAAGATGATAAGGTCATAGAAGAACTTCCTAGTGATTCAGTTATGCACGATATGCACGATGAAGATGTATCTAATCCTAGTGAGAACAACCCAGAACAAGTTTCATCTGATACAATAGAACAGTCATGAGTGATACTCCAGAACATAATATGAATGAAGATGAAACGAACAGTAAGTTTGTTGATATGATAATGGCTGAAGATTGGGATATGAATTTCTCTGATGTAGATACATCATACATAATTAATGAATATGTAATACCAATGCCATCTCCACAAATATATTTGGTAAGTCCTATGCCACCAGAGTTAGTCGAAGATTTGTTTGGAGATTTTCTAAATTGGTTAAGGCATGGAAACCAGTCTTGACCCAAAAGGTTTCGTTACTACCACTAGATATAAAGTAACACTTCCGAAACTACATGAAGCTCAAAAAGAAGTAGCCAAGTCTCAAGCAAGATTCAAAGTTTTAGTTGCTGGAAGAAGATTTGGAAAGACAAGACTTGGAACTTTAATCTGTTTAGCAAAAGCAATGCAAGGTAAGAACACTTGGTGGGTAGCTCCCACTTATGCAATGGCTCTTGAAGGTTGGAAGACAATCAGACAGTTAGCTAGTGAATATGGAATGGAAGTTAAGGAATCTGAGAAGACAATCTATACAAAGACTAATGGATTCGTTACTGTAAGGACTGCTGATAACCCAGATAGACTTCGTGGTGCAGGATTAGATTACATAGTTCTTGATGAGTGTGCTTACATCAAAGAACAGACTTGGAAAGAAGTATTAAGACCAACCCTTACTGATAGGAAAGGTGGAGCTTTGTTTATATCAACTCCAGCAGGAATGAACAACTGGTTTTATAAAATATACGATGAAGCTGAAGGCAAAGATGAATGGGAACGATGGGTCTATCCTAGTCAAGCCAATCCAATTATTGATATTAAAGAATTAGAGATAGCCAAACAAGAGATTGGGTCTTATCTGTTCTCACAAGAGTATGATGCTCAATTCGTTGAGCTTACTGGTGGATTGCTTAAGAGAGAATGGTTTCAATTCTATAATGAAGAATCAGTTGAAGAGTTTAATGATGAGGGCAACTACGAAACAAATACTTATCTTATATCTGGAAAGATTAAAAGAAATTCAAAAGAACTAAGAAGGATTACAACTGTTGACTTGGCAACATCAACTAAGGAATCAGCAGACTATACAGTCGTAACAACTGTTGGTCTTGATAAGAAGAACAATATCTTCGTGCTCGATGTCATTAGAGAGAGATTAGAAGCTCCAGAAGTATTAAAGCTCCTTCAAACAGTTTATGATAAGTGGAATCCAGACATGATTGGGATTGAAAGAGCAGGATACCAATTAGCATTAATTCAAATCGTAAGAAGACAAACAACACTTCCGATTGTAGAATTGAAGGCAGACAGAGACAAGCTCTCTAGGGCTTTGCCATTGTCTGCGAAAATGGAAGCTGGTATGGTATTCTTTCCTAGAGATGCAGTTTGGTTTTCTGATATGGAGAAGGAATTGTTACAGTTTCCTAATGGAGAACACGATGACCAAGTGGATAGCTTGGCTTATGCTGTATTGCAAAGTGCAAAGAAGAACACAATAAGAGCATACTGAGGAGAAGATGGCAGAACGAAGAAGCTTTAGAGACATAGTTAATAATATTAGATATAGAGATAATAGAACTGGTTACAAGAGAACAACTGGCTATGACTTCTTTAGAGATGACCCTAATGAATCAACTTATGGAATGTCCACATCATTTATTGAGGGATACCACACTTCTGCTGGTAACTGGGATATAGAAGGTCTGGGCAATGGACAATCGAACTCAGCAGTTACAGCTTGTCTTCAAGTTCTTGGTGTTGCATTCTCAGAAGCAACAATAGGAGTTTGTACTGTTGATGAGCATGGAGAAAAACTAACAATACCTAACCACCCTTTAAGTTTATTATTGAGAAGACCTAATCCTTATATGTCTGGAGATGTAGTTCAACAATATATTATAAATGCCATTCATGTATCTGGAGATGCTTACTTGCTTAAGCAATATAATAATGTTGGGCAACTGGTAGCTCTCTATCCTTTGATGCCAAGCAATGTAATTCCTAAAGGAACTAAAGAAGAACTGATAACTCATTATGTTTATGAAATGGAAGATGGCAAAGCAAAGATTGATAAGACAGACATCGTTCACTTCAAGTTGGGTCTTGACCCAGATAACCATAAGACTGGATTCTCTCCACTTAAAACAGTATTAAGAGAAATCTATGGAGATGAATCAGCAGGACAAATGGCAACAGCTTTATTATCTAACATGGGTGTTCCTTCAATCTTGATTAGTCCAAAAGATGAATATGGATTAACTAAAGATGAAGCCGACCAAATATCTAAGACATATCAACAGAAGGTTGGTGGAAAGAATAAAGGTAAGCCACTAATTCTATCTGGCTCAATGAACATAGAGAAGCTATCGTTCTCTCCTAAAGATTTAGACATAGGAGCTCTCAGACAAGTTCCAGAAGAGAGAGTGTCTGCTGTTCTTGGTGTTCCAGCTATCCTTGCTGGTCTTGGAGCTGGATTGAAACACGCAACTTATTCTAATGCTAGAGAACTAAGAGAGTTCTTTACTGAATCCAAACTGATTCCTTTATGGAAGATGGTCGCTGAAGAAATAACTCAACAAATATTATTACCAGATTATGAATCAAGTGAAGTGGCTTATGCAGAATATGACTTCAGTCAAGTAAGAGCTTTGCAAACAGACCATAACGAATTGTTTGAGAGAATGAATGTTGGTGTTGAAGGTGGTTGGGTAACAGTCGGAGAAGCAAGACAAGCAGTTGGACTACCTACTGATGAATCACAAAACTATTACTTAAAGCCAATGGGTACTGAAAGAGATTATCAAGATGAATACACACATGAAGCTCAAGTAGATATGCCAGAAGTTGAATACACTCCAGAAATAGTTACAGAAGATGATGAAGAGAACAATGATGATAAAGCAACCATTGAAAGATTTGAAGATAAAGTTATTAAGAAGATTGAAGACCAGTATTGTGTAATTGCAGAAGGGTCTGGAAAGAATATGGGTTGCTATGCTACAAGGAAACTTGCAGAGAGAAGATTAAGACAGATAGAAAGTTATAGCACTAGCCCTAAAAAGCAAGATGACTAGATTCCTAGTTCCAAATCATATAAGACAGAATGCAATTAAAGGTCTGGACTTTATTCATATTACTGAAACTCATATACCTACCGACTTATCAACAAACGCAAAGAATCTTTCAAAAGGAATAGTTACTGAAGAGCTCCTAGTACAAATGGAATCTTATTTCTTAAGACATGAGTCTGAGTTAGATTCTAAGAAGTCCTTAGCATACAATCGTGGAGAGACATCACTAATGTCTGCTGAACAAGTTGTCTGGTTGCTACTAGGTGGAAGCATTGAGAAGGAAGATAGAATGAAAGCTTATCACTGGGCAAGAGAGAATGTTGATACATTAGAGAAACAAAAGAACTTTGCATCTGCTCAAGAGCTTATAAGAAGAAGAAATATATTAAGAGATACTAATTGGAAGGTAAGGACTGAAAGATTCAGAACTAAACAATCAAGAGATATTCATTATGAAGAGTTTGATAAACTATTAGGTAATTGGGATTTCGTTTTAGCTAAAACCTATTATGTACTTTTAAGAAATCAAGTTAATGCAATCAATAAAGTATTTGCAGAACAATCAGCAACTGCTTCTGGAACAATCAACATAGCAAACATTGCAATAGATAATGAAGCTAACAAATGGATTGATGATGTAGCTGATATTTACGAAAGCATGGCAGTTGACTTTGCTTACTTACAAACAGCATTCTTGTTACCAGAAGAGAAGACAACAGATGATAACTTTGTTTATACACCATCTCAGCAGGAAGTCATTACTAGGAACAGAAGGTTAAAACCTAGAAAAGAAATTATTGAAGATGGATTCTACCCTAGAAGAAGAGCTGGAGTTAGATTACCAATAGAAAGACAATCATTTAACAGGGCTTCAAAAGCTTTTGTTCAAAAGAGATTAGATACTTTAATTCCAGATATGTCAAAGACAATGAAAGGAAACTTAAATACTGCATTAAGGAAAGCAACTGATGAAGTAGCTGAACTTGGTTTAACTGGTGCTAGAGCTGAAAGACATATTCAAAAACGAATAAGCAAAGTATTAGGAAAGAAGAATCTTGGAAGAGCAATGAACATTGCAAGAACAGAAGGAACTGCTATATCTAACTATGGAATGGCTCAGTCAGCAGGTCAAACAGGATTAATGTTAACTAAGGAGTGGACAACAAGAAGAGATGGTAAAGTAAGAGATGCACATATTTATATGGACAGGATTGAAGTGGACAAGAATGCTACTTTCAATGTGCAGGGATTTAAGATGAATTATCCAGCAGATAGTAGCTTTGGAGCTCCACCTAGATTAGTATGTAATTGTAGATGTACAGTTATTTATCATGAAAGAAGGATTTAAAATGGAAAGAGATAAGCTCGAGTCAAAAGTAATCGACTCAAAAATAACTAATGAAGTAGAAGGCAAAGTAGAAGCAGTCTTCTCAGTATTCAATGAAATGGATTCAGATGGAGATGTAGTAATGCCAAATGCAATTAAGTCTGGCTATGGAGACAGTGGAGTTGCTATGGTCTGGGCTCATGACTGGAAAAATCCTATTGGTCGTGGAGTCATTAAACAAGATGGAGACAAAGCTACCTTTAAAGGTCAATTCATTATGGACACTCAAGCTGGTAAAGATGCCTTCAACACTGTTAAAGCTATGGGAGATTTACAACAATGGTCTTTCGGATATGAAGTATTGGATTATGAAAATGGTACATATCAGAAAGATAGTGAAACACCAGTTGATGCTCGATACTTAAAGGAACTTAATGTTTGGGAAGTTAGCCCAGTCCTTGTCGGAGCAAATCAAAACACCTTCACTGTTGGTGTTAAAGAAAATAATGATGAAGATGTCGAAGAAAAATCAGAAGCAACTGAGAAGGAGCTCTCTGGTTTAACTTTAGATGAGCAATCAGATGATTTACTTATTAAGTTATCTGAATTGTTATCAAGATTCAAGGAGCTTACTGCCTTGAGACTTGGAAAAGAGAAGGTTTTATCAGAGAAGTCAGCTTCTCTAGTTATGGAAGTGCAAGATGCTTTGCAAGAAGCATTCCAAGATTTGGACACTCTATTGAGTGTTGCAACTCCAGAAAAACTTAAAGAAGAAGAAATCGATGATACAACTTTATTATTAGAAACGGAAAGGGTTTTAATGGAAACATTAGACCCTAATTTGATTGTAGGAGAATAAATATGTCAAAATTAATTGATATGAAAAAAGAACTACAAGAACTTAGAGAAAATACCTTAAATGAGTTTAAGGAATTTGAGCCAACTGACTTCAACTCCGAGACCAAAGAAAATTGGGCAAAGAGAAATGAAGATATGGCTGACTTAGTAGATAAAATCAAAGAAGCTGAAAAGATAGATAAAGAGCAAAAGGAATTAGAATCTGAAATTGAAAAAGGTAAAGCAGTAGAGCCTATGGCTGTACATGGCGAAGCCAAAGACAAAGATGATGTTAAAACACTTGGGCAAAAATTTCTTGAAACAGAAGCTTATAAAGGTTTTATTGAGAATGGTCAAAAAGGCATATCATCTGAAGTTAAGTTTGACCCAAGATATGAGTTTAAAACAACTGTAACTGAAAGTACATGGCCACCTGCGGTGGTTAGGGCTAGTAGAATACAAGAGTCGGCAGTAGCTGACCCTTATGTTGTTCCTGCTTTAATTGATACAATCACAACTGACCAGTATCAATATAAGTATTTGGAAGAAACTACTTACACTAACTCGGCAGGAACTATTGCTGAAGGTGGAACTTACGGCGAAAGTGCTTTGGCATTTACCGAAAGAACGGAGAACATTAGGAAGATTGGTGCATTTATACCAATGACTGAGGAACTCTTGGCAGATGTTTCGGCATCACAAGGATACATTGATAGCAGATTACGGCTTATGGTAAGAAGTGCTATCTCTGACCAAATCTTAGATGGTGCAGGAACAGGCTCAGCTCTCACAGGAATTCTTAATAAGAGCGGAATAAACACTTTTGATTATTCCTCTTTTAGTGGAAACTTAAAGAGAATCGGACAAGTATTCGAAGCGATTACTGAAATTCAGAAAGACGCTTATATGAATCCCGATGCAATTATTATGAATCCAGCAGACTGGTATCAAGTAGTAACTGAAGTTAATGCAGTAACAACTAGTGGAAGTTTAAATCCATTATTCGTTGGTGCAGGTGGCTTCGGAGAAAATGCTTTACCAAGACTCTGGGGTGTTCCTGTTGTAGTGTCTAAAGAAATAGACACTTCTGGAACTGCACTCGTTGGTGTTTTTGGCGGTGGACAAGCTATTCATATAGTCGCAAGACAAGGTATGGAAGTTTCAATGTCTGATAGCCATGATGCAAACTTTACAAAAGATATAGTTGTTATGAAAGCAAGTGTGAGAATGGGATTACCTATTTATCGTGCAACAGCTTTCTGTTCAATAACTAACTTCTAAGGAAAAGTAGTAAAATGACTTTGGTAACTCGTTCTAGCTGGGCAACCAACATGGGCGAGTCCGAAGTCGGAAGGAAAAAAATGGAATTAAAGAAATATGTATGGATAAATGATGCTGGAAAGACAGCAGAGACAGCTAACCGAGAACTACCAAAAGGTTGGGTAAAAGGAAAACTACTTGGTGCAAAAGGTCAAGAAGTTTCTGATGCTCAAACAAAAGAGTGGGGTCTTGGTAATGCTAAGGCTAAAGCTCCAGCAGAGAATAAAGGCAAGTAGTTAATCGTGGCTATTGTAAATGGCTACATTACCTTAGCCGAATTAAAAACATATCTAGG